CTTGATCCAGTTGCAAAAGTCGCAGCGGTAAAGGAATCGGCAATCGTCGATTAAGTAATTCAAGAATAAGTCAGTCCGAGCCCTGGATGGGGATCGGAGTTCGAGCCGGATAGCTCACCCTCAAACTTCAATCCTCAACCAACCAAAAGGAAACTCCCATGGGTTCGTCTACGCTTACCAATCTAATCCCGACCCTCTATGAAGCGCTGGACGTGGTCTCGCGCGAGATGATCGGTTTCATTCCCGCCGTTGCCAAGGACACCTCAGCCGAGCGCGCGGCGCTTAACCAGCAAATCCTGGTGCCCGTAACTCAGGCACAGAGCGCGCAGAGCATTACGCCTGCGGTCGTGCCGCCCGATACCGGCGATCAGACGATTGCCAACGTTCCGATGACCATCACCAATTCCGAAGCGGTGTATATCCGTTGGAACGGCGAACAACAGAAGGGCTTCAAGACCGGTGGCACCTATGACCGCATTCTGCGTGATCAGTTTGCTCAAGGTTTCCGGACGCTCGCGAACCTTGTCGAAACAGCCTGCTTCACGGCTGCATATCAGGGCGCTTCGCGCGCTTATGGTACGGCGGGGACGGCTCCGTTTGGGACAGCCGGCGACTTGTCGGGAGCTGCGCAGGTGCGCAAGATTCTCGATGATAACGGTTGTCCGCAAAGCGATCTGCATCTGGTCCTTGGGTCCGCGGCAGTCGCCAATCTCCGTGGCGTCCAGACGATCCTGTTGAAAGCGAACGAAGAAGGTTCAAACGCTTTCCGTCGCACGGGTCAGATCACGGACATCCCGCTCGATGGCTTCATGCTGCACAACAGCAACGCCATTAAGCAGGTGACCAAAGGCACCGGCGCATCTTACGTTACCTCTGGCGATTCGCCAGCAGGAACGGACTCAATCGTTCTTGCGACGGGTACTGGAACGGTCAACCCGGGTGACGTTGTGACCTTCGCGGCTGACACGACCAACAAATACGTCAACAACGTTGGCGTAAGCGCACCCGGCACCATTGGCCTTGGCGCACCCGGCACGCTGATGGACGTTCCCACGGGCAACGCCCTCACCGTCGGCGCGAACTACACGCCGAATATGGCTTTCACCAGGTCTGCCATCCAGCTCATCACAAGAGCTCCGGCAATGCCGCTGGATGAAAGTGGAAGGCCGGCCGATCTCGCCGAAGACGTTGTGCTGCTCGAAGACCCCGTGTCTGGAATCACCTTCGAGGTTGCGATGTATAAGCAATTCAGACAAATGGTATATTCGATCGCTCTGGCATGGGGTGTTACGGCCATAAAGCCAAATCATATTGCGACCCTTATGGGATAGGCAATTAAGATTAAGCAGCTGTACAAGTGATTGTTTCGAGGGTAATCTTCCGGCTCCTCTAGCTGAAAGGTTATCCTCGATGTACAAAACACACGGACTCAGCAAATCGCCGCACTACTACCGCTGGCGGCACATAATGGAGCGTTGCTATAACCCTACTTGTGAGGCGTACAAGGATTATGGCGGCCGTGGCATAAGGGTCTGTGAGCGTTGGCATGACATCAGGAATTTCATCGCAGAGTTGCCGAGTGGATACGAAGAAGGCCTTGAAATCGACCGGATCGACAACGACGGTCATTATGAGCCTGGCAACGTCAAATGGTCCACCCGGCAACAGAACAGTTCAAATAGACGGTCTGCCAGGTTGATTACGCTGGACGGAAGAACTCAATCTCTTTCTCGGTGGGCAGCCGAAAAATGCCTCCCGCGCACGGTGATCTTGAATAGATTGGACGATCTTGATTGGCCGGTGGAACGGGCGCTAACGGAGCCAGTCGCTGATCGAATGGAAAACATGCGGCGTGCGCAATCGTTGCGCTGGCATGGACATATCCATAAGCAGAAACCAAAGCCGTTGGTGGTGAAAAGATTTCCTTTCAATGGCAGGGATCAGACCATCCGAGAAATATCGGATGCCACCGGGATTTCGATAGAGCTTCTTCGCAAGCGGATCTGTGAACGAAATTGGCCGATAGAAAAGGCTACACGAGACGCTCGCCGGGTGGTATGACTCGGCGAGCACACCACCCAAAGGAGAGCCCGATGGCGAAGAACGACAAAGGCGAAGACACTCAAGAACCGAAAGTCGAGCAACCCAAGGAGAGCCCGATGGCGAAGGCGGTCGATCCCCACGCCGGCCTCGTGAAGATGCACAAAGATGGCAAGGACATGCATGCTCATCCGAGCGTCGTCAAAGCGCACGAGAAGAACGGCTGGAAAGTTCACTAGGCGATGACGCTCACGAACCAGCAGGTTGTTGATACCCGCCGGTACATGGGCTATTCGATTACGGGCAACACGACATCAGAGCCGTATCGGGAACCGGTCTACTCGGATGTGACCCTCGCGAGCCTTTCGCTGGACTATCGTCTCGCGAATTTGGCTGCCGAGGAAGAAAACACGCTCGTGAATTACTATCTCGCGAACCTCTATAAGCGCGAAGCAGAAATTCAGGACGCATCATGCAATCTCGACACGGATCAAGCTGCTGTCTGGAAGCACAATAAGGATGAAATCAGCGACCGCCGCAATCTGTTCAATCAGCTGCGCCTCGATCTATGTAATTTCTTGGGTTTCGCTCCGGGCCGCGCGCTGATGCAGATCAATCGCCTCGTGAGGGCTTAGAACGGAGATAAGCTCCATGAGCGGCGATGTTCTTCTTGAAGACGGCGGCAAGCTGCAACTGGAAGACGGGGGACAACTCCTCCTTGAGAGGGATCATCGGGGATGTCATAGCGTCCAGTGCAGGATTTGGCGCGGATACGAGAGGGCTGCGAGGAAGCTCGGCTCCAAATATCAATTCTTCCGGCCGGCTTTTCAGAAGCTTCAGCTAGAGGATGGCGGCAGTCTTGAGACCGAGGCCGGCGGCAAGCTTCTTCTGGAAGGAACGAAGCAATATCCGGGGGACAAGCTTTTCACCCGCTACGTTTCCATAAACGCCGAAGACATGAAGTACAGCAAGCCGAACAAGTACGGTAAGGCGACGTGGTATGCGCTGGTTGATGGGCATGGGCTGAGGCCTGGTGACTATTTCATCGGGGAGAAACCGCACGGCGGTCTTCTGCTGGAAGATGGCGGCAAGCTGCTGACCGAGGCTGGCGGCGAGTTTCTTCTGGAAGGGGCTATGCAGGGCACGTTTTTTATCGCTGCGATGCAATTACTGCTTCCAATTCTCGTCGTGGAGTGCAACAGGACGATCTCGCTTTTCAGGCCTCAGGTTCAGTCGGGCGTCGGCGCGCAAGGGTATGGCGGAACGACTTCCGAGAACCAAACGCTTTATGCGAGTGGCGTGCCGTGCAGCATGTTGCAAGGCACGAAAGGCGAAAAGAGCGAAACCAATCTTCCGGATGATACGCGTTCACCGTGGTGGGTGGTTTTGATGCCGAAGTCAGTTGGTTACGTGGCTCCTGATGACATCATCATCGATGACCTCGGGCAGAGATATGTGATCAGTTCGAATGAATCCAGTGACCTCGGGTATCGCTGTACCGCCATGATGGCGCTCACTTAAAATGTCTGACATTTCCGACGTTTTGACCGTTTTGGCAAAGATCGCTGAATGCGTTCTTTATCCAAACGGTGTGAACAAGCCGAGCATCACAGGAACTGACATCGTTATCTATCCCGGTTGGCCTTCATCGGACAACCTTGATGCTGACCTGGGTGCGGGCAAGACACACGTCTCGGTCTTCCCGAAGGCGGAAGAGCGCAATACGACGCGCTATCACGAGAAAGAAATGGTTACCAAGGCTCCGGCTCCTACCCTGACGCTGTCGATCGAAACAGCAAGTGGCGGCCATCTTTTGTTGGATGGTGGCGGCAATGTCCTGCTGGAGGACGATGGCTACCTGCTTCTGGAAGGCAATAGTCTGACGGTGGTGGTCGGCGGGACGGCCTCGGTTCCGCAAAATGTCATGCTGCGCGTCAACAGCAAGGACTATGTTTATGCCGTTCAGGTAAGCGATGCTCTGGTCGATATAGCGGCTGCTCTCGCGGCTCTTGTTGCGGTGGATATTCCTGGCACGTCGGCACAAGGCACTTCGGTCAATGTTGGGCCGACTGGCCGCGTACAAGCCGCGCGCGTCGGCGGCGTTGGAACGGTGGTCAAAGAAATCAGGCGGCAGGAACACGTCGTGATGATCACCGTTTGGGCAGCAACGCCCCAGCTCCGGGATACGATTGCCGCCGCGCTTGATGTCGATCTGGCCGAAAGACGGTTTATATCGATGCCTGATGGCTACGGCGCAAGGATTATCTACAGGAATACTCTGCTGGTCGATTCGCTGCAAAAAGCGGCTCTGTATCGCAGGGATCTGAACTACTCCGTTGAATTCGCAACGACTACGGCCAAGCAAGCCGCGGCGGTCATCGCGCCCAAGGTCACTATCGATCTCGAAACCACCATAACGATCTGAGGAACCATGCCGCACTTGACCGTCATTCACCCGTTTGGAAACTACAAGCGTGGCGACAAGATCACGGACCCGGAGAAGATCAAGGAAATTCTCGAAGGTAAAGACGGCGTGCCGCATGAGAATAACCGGAATGTCGTCCGCACGGCGGAGCAGGAAGAAACCAACTAATCAGGAGCATTCATGCCCGTTTTCAATCTCGGCCAGCTCAATACCACTGCCCTCACCGCGCCCGATGTTTATATCCAGAAGATTCCGCCCCAGACGGTCTATATCAATGGCGTTCCGACGGACATTCTGGGTCTGGTCGGCGTAGGATCATGGGGTCCGGTAAACAGCGCAATTCTTGCGGCCGGTGATACCTTCGGCTCGGTCACGTTCCGGACATATGATCTGGCATCGGCGATTGCAATTTCAGCGCAGGTGGGGGCAAACAATATCAGGGCTGTTCGCGTCACGGACGGCACTGACACTGCGGCCACCGTCCCCGTCATTGACGTTGCTGGTAGCCCGGTTACGGGCCTTACCCTGACAGCGTTTTACACGGGCGTCGTCGGAAATACGCTCAGCTATTCGGTCGCCGCCGGCACGAAGCCAGGCACCTTCAAACTCACAATCAACCGGCAGGGCTATGCCAGCGAGGTCTATGACAATATCGCGGGAAGTGGTTCTGCGCTTTGGGCGGCGATGGTTTCGGCCGTCAACAATGGGCAAACGGGCCTAAGGGGTCCGTCACAGCTTGCCGTTGCAACAATCGGCAGCTCCTCGGCCGCGCCGAAAGTCGCCAGCGCTGCCTTCAGCGGTGGAACGGATGGCACTAGTGGCGTCACGGACACGACTTTGGTCGGCGCCGACGGCGTCACACCCTCTTCCCGGACTGGCATGTATGCGCTTCGGGCTTCCGGCGCCCAGGTAGCAAACCTGATCGATCTCACGACGAGTTCGCAATGGCCGAACATTGTCGCGTTTGCTGACAGCGAGGGCATGTATATTCCTGTCACCGGCGCGGCCGGACAAAGCTATTCGACGGTTTCGGCCAATCTGGTTTCTGCCGGAGTCGATGATCCGTCTCTCAAGGTCATCGTGGGTGACTGGGTTTATTGGCAGGACAACGTCAACGGCGTTCTGCGGCTGATGTCGCCGGCAACCTTCGCTGCCGCCGAACTGGCAAGCCTTGCGCCCCATCTCTCCAGCCTCAACAAAGCGCTCCCCGCCGTCGTTGGAACGCAGCGCAGCTCTCAAAATCAGCCCTACAGTACCGCCGAAATCGGTGCGGTCGCGACTTCGCGCCTCGATGTCATCACCAATCCATGCCCCGGCGGACCCTATTACGGCTTCCGAACAGGCCGGAATGCTTCGAGCAATCCCACGACGAATGGGGACAACTACACGCGGATGACGAACTATCTGGCGCTGACGCTCGCCGCCTCATTTGGCTTCGTCATCGGCCAGCCTCAGACAAAAGACCTGCGTAATGAGGTCGCGGCGTCCATTGATGCATTCTTGTGGAACCTGGAAAATCAGGGCATGATCGGCGATGTCAATGGCGGCCCTGCTTTCAGCGTCGAAATCGACGCAAAGAACAACCCGGACAGTCAGGTCGCACTTGGCTATATGCAGGCCAACGTTCAGGTGAAATATCTCAGCATCGTCTGGTTCTTCCTCGTCAATCTGGAGGGCGGCCAGACCGTCTCCGTCCAGCAACCGACTTAACCAAGGGAGAAAAGGCGCATGCCAGTCAATAATTTTACGGTCGGCAGGGACGTATCGCTCGTGATCAACGGGCCCAATGGCCAGATCACGATCAACGGCATCACGGATTTTTCGGCGAAACCGCTGACGACTACCCTGAAATCCAAGCCACTGAATGGAATCCCCCAGTTCGGATACATCCCGGATGGCTGGGAACTGTCCTTCAAGCTGGACCGCATGGACACTGGTATTGACGAATTCTGGGCTGCATTCGAGGCCGGGTATTACAACGGCAACAATCAAGCCGCCGGCACGGTGAATGAGTCCATTCAAGAGGTCGATGGCTCGATAAGCAAGTGGCGGTATACGGGCTTCGTCATGAAGCTGGATAGTGCAGGTGATTTCTCCGGGGATAAGAAGGTCGAGCAAACCCTAAGTGGGATGGCGTCCCAGAAAATCCAGGTCAGCTGATGAGCGAGAAAACACCTTCTCAAGAAATCGTCGCAAACAAAATCGTCAAAGTGACTGACGCGCGCGGCCGAAGCATAGAAGTGCGGAAGCTGAAGACGTTGGATCGCATGCGTTTGCTGGAACTGGTTGGCCCCGAAAACTCGGCGAACCAGCAGTATCTCGGCTTCGCCATGCTCGCCTATAGCGTCTCCAGCATTGACGGTAATCCCACGGGAAGACCGGCCACGAAACTTGCCCTTGAAGCTATCGTCCAAGAGCTCGATGATGATGGGTTTGATGCCGTCAGCAAAGCGTTCACTGAAAACTTTATGGACGGAGAATTGACCGATGCTGCTGCGAAGGACGCGGTAAAAAACGGATAAAGCACTCCGACTTTCGCGCGGCCATTTGGCTTGTCATGAACGGGGTGCCTTACGATGTCGCATTTAGCATGGATGGCATCGATTTGATGGCTCATACGATTACAATCGGCGAGCTTCACGGAAATGAATGGGACCTAGCCGCCTGGCGCTGGAAAGAGCGGCGATGAAAGAGTTTTCTATCGAGGCCTTTGCGGATCATCTCGCCGGGCTTGGCGCGGGCATGCCTGTGCTGGAAGAGATAGTCCTTGAGCATATTGGTCTGACGGTCGAGCGCGCGGCGAAAGACAAGATCGGGGAATATCAGGCCGAGTCCGGGCCTTTTGAGGCATGGCCATCCCTGGCCGAGAGCACGAAAGAGGACCGCCTACGGAAAGGCTATTCAGAGGATGATCCTGGCCTGCGCAGCGGGGCGATGCGCGACAGCATTGAGCATGTCGTTCTGCCGGGCGAGGTCCATATCGGATCGAACGATGATGATCTACTCTGGTTCGAATTGGGCACCTCCAAGCAACCGCCGCGAAGCGTAATCGGTGCGGCTGCATTCGAGAAAACACCTTTGCTGATGGCGGAAGCCGGGGCAATGCTGGAGGGATATCTAGCGGGCGAAAAACTGAAATAAGAGGGCGGCATGGTCGAGGCATACAAGGTCGGCGCCACCTTCGCCCTCCGCAATCTGGTCAGCCCCGAGCTGCTCAAGATGGCAGCGGAATTCGCGGCCGTGGATGCTGCGGCAAAGGCATTTCAGGCCACCTTGAAATCAATGAGTGGGGTCGGGGGCGCGGGGATCTTCGCCGGCATGTCCGCTTCGGCGACAGCAATGGGCGATTCCTTCAAATACGCCGCGGCCGAGATCGACGGTGTCCGGGCGAGGCTGAACGGCCTGAGACAGCAAAGCTCTGGAGGATTTTGGGCCTCCGGTACGGGATCAATGGTCAAGTCCATTGGGCTTGGCGCTGCTGCTTATGGAGGCTTCGAGGCCCTGAAGAGCGGCATGTCGATGGAAGATACCATCGCTCGCGCTATGGTCGCGATGGGAATTCAGGTCGGCCCCGATTACATGAGCTCGCCGATGGCGGGGCAGATTCAGAACTCGATTTTCGATACCTCAACGAAGTACGGCGTGAAGCTGGGTGATACGCAAGACGCGGCGCTTCAGGCGATACGTTCGCTCGCGCCCCTTTCCTCAGATCAACGGACGGCGCTTTTGCCGTCAATCTTGAAATTTGCCGGTGCCGAGGTTCTCGGCAAGCACGGCACGACGATGGATGAGGCGACAGAGGCGGGTATTGCCCTAGCGCATCAGTTAAGAGCATATTCGCCGGAACAGATCGAGCCACTGCTAGGGGCCTTCGCGAAGCTTTCAATGGCTTCGCCGCAAAGCCTGACGCAGATGGCGCGGGCATCGAGCTATTACCTGCCACTGTTGACGGCAGGCTTGAACATGGACCCCACGGCGCTGATGGGGGTGGGGACTGTCGGTTCCCAGATGGGCCTGAATACCAAGTCGGGAACGTGGCTCGCGCAAATGTTTCAGGCGCCCTTCGTGGCCGACCTGACGGGTACGCGGCAATCCGCGCGTAGGAAAGCCCTGCAGGCGCTTGGAATTGTCGATAGCGACGGGAATGCCGTTACCAAGGACCCGATCGAATTCTTGAAGATCATCGCAGCGCATGCCGGCGCTATGTCGCCCGAGGAGAGGATGCGGGACTTTGTGGCCGGTTTCGGACAGCAAGGCGCGCGCGGGGCGGCTATCTTTACCGATCCAGCCGTGATGAAAAATATTTTGGGTTTGACCGCAGGTCTCCGGTCAGCGCCGACGCCTGATGCGTTAATGAAGCAATATGGCAATTCGCCTCTCGTGCAGTTTAATCAGGCATCGGAACAGATGATGAAGACGCTGGCGACGCTAGGCGAAACCGTAATGCCTGCTGCAACGACGGCGATCAATGCATTCAGCGGCGCGGTTCAGGGAATCACATGGCTTCTGAATTTGAACAACAAAATCCATGATTGGATGGCCAGTAAAGAAGCCGGGGTTGCCAGTTTTTTGTTCGGCGGCCTGTCCGCCGCGCCGCCATCGGCGCAGCAAGGCTCTGTCGTTCTCAATCACAGCACTATGCTGGATGGCAGAACGCTCGCGCAGAGCACGACGGAATATCAGATCGACGGGCTGGCGCAAGTGTCGCCAAGCGGTAATGACTACGATTTCCGCATGACGCCCTACATGTTGGGTCATTAACATGACGGTCGTCCTGACTCTTGGGCCGCTGCTCTTCACTGATTTTGAAGTTCCCGAGAAGATCAATTTCGGCGGCGATCAGGTTTTGGTGGAGAAACGACTCGTCGGCGGCAACCGCGTGGTTCATGCCATGGGCCGCGACGATGACGATATTAAATGGTCCGGGAGATTTCGTGGCAGCGCCGCTGAAGTTAGGGCGAGGCTCGCGGATTTCAGCCGCATTCAGGGCCAGCCCCTGAATCTGGCATGGTCCAGCTTTAGTTATCTGGTTGCCATCAAGTCTTTCAAGGCTGATTTCGAGCAGCAATTCGAGATCCCTTACAGCATCGTATGCACCGTAATTCAGGACCTGACCAGCCCGATCATCGACGCGGCTCTCAGCGCGGACTCGGCGATCAGCAGTGACGTAAATCAGGTGGCTCAAATTGGGGCTCAATTGAACATTCCGGGGATCAATACGGCAATCGCCGGCGTCTCCTCGGCAACCGGGTCGGTCGAAAGTTTCGAGGGGGCGGGGGCCTCGGCGGTGACGGGCGCGCAGAGCGCCATCTCCCTGGCGGTTGGATTGGTGAATGGTCAGTCGAACACCCTTAATGCAGTCGTGGCGGCGCCGGGCAGTGTCGCGGGCGTGACGGCCGGCGGAAACCCGGCAACGCTTGCCTCGGGCCTTACAACACAATCCAACGCCTTTTCTCAATTAGGGCAGCTTTCCCAAATGGGTGCCCTCCTTCAGAGAGCATCAACGAACATAGCGAACGCTGCCGTGGGCAGCACGCTTAGCGTATAGAGGTTCATCATGCAGACGGTTATCGTCACGGGTGGAGACCTCTATCACCTTGCGTTGCAGTATCTGGGGGATGGAACCCAGTGGAACCGCATCGCTCAGGCAAACAATCTGCTCGATCCCGTCATTACGGGAACGATGACGCTGATCATTCCGGCCGTGAATCCGCAATTGACAGGCGGAATTCTTGTCCGCTAGCCAGCTTGTCCAGCCCGACTTTAAGGTACTTGTGAACGGGACGGTTGAGCTTACGCCTGCTGTCATGGATTTCGAGGTCGTGAACGCGAGCCATTTCGCGGCCGATACTTTCCGGCTGACTGTGGCTATCGACAAACTTCCGGCCACCTATGACCTATCGTATTGGTCGCAATCGGTAGGCGACGAGCTTGAGATTTGGGCAGGGTTCAAGACCGGGGGAGCGAGTTCTCTCGCATCGCTGATCTACGCCCAAGTCGATGACGTTATCGCCGATCCGGTGGAGCGGACATTGACGTTGAGCGGGCGAGATCTTTCGGCGCGCTTCATCGACAAGAAGATAGACAAAGAGTTTCAGCAGCAAACCGCAAGCGATGTCGTGCAGACTTTGGCGCAGAATCATCAGATGGGATCGGCTGTTACGCCGACAACGGCTAAGGTCGGCACTTTCTATGAGCTCTATCATTCCCGGATTACAAAGGATCAATCCGAATGGGATTTGCTTACTGTGTTGGCGCAGCACGAAGGGTATGATCTGTGGGTTTCCGGGAAAACGTTAAACTTCCAGCCGCCCGTCGCAGATAGCGTTCCTCCCTATGTCCTGCAATACAACGACAACGGTACGGGCGTTCCTTCGGGAAACTTCCAGCAGTTGAAGCTGTGTCGAAGCCAGACGCTTGCGAGAGATGTAATCGTGCGAGTTAAGAGCTGGAATCAGGCACAAGAAATCGTCGTCACCGCAGAAGCCAGGCGCCAGCCGGTGAAGAGCGTCAAGGGTCTTGGCATAACCACGCAGCTGTTTACTTTTCACCCGCCGAACCTTAATCAGGAACAAGCGAATCAATATGCGAATTCCAAGGCGGATGACATAACGAAGCACGAGAAGGTGATTACCGCGAGTTTACCCGGAGATATTCTCCTCACGAATCGCAGCCTGATCCAGCTTACCGGCAGTGAGTCGGATTGGGATCAGTTTTATAACGTGGATACGGTCATAAGGAAGATGTCCGTCAGGGATGGGTTTTCGATGGAATTGCGGGCCAAGAACCACTCGACGCAGAGCACAACATGAGCCTTTCGGGTCTAATCGCGCGGATGCGGAATGTGGTCCGGCAGGAAGCGCAAATGGCGACACAGCATCTCGCGTTCTCGCGTGCTGCTATCGTCCAAAACTATGACCCTGTGCGCCATGCCGTGCGCGTAATGCTACAGCCCGAGGGAATTCTCACGGGCTATATACCGGTCAAGGAGCCTTGGGTTGGAAATGGATGGGGCATGTACGCTCCTCCATCGATTGGCGACGTTGTCGAGGTTCACTTCCTGCAAGGCAGCAAGGATTCTTCGTGTGCCGGAGGCAGGTTTTATAGCGCGAAGACGAAGCCGTTGGCTGTGCCTTCCGGCGAATTCTGGCTCGTTCATCAGAGTGGCAGTTTCTTGAAGTTTACGAATGACGGCAAGGTTTCAGTGAATTCGGCCTCGGACCTGGATTTGGTTTCCGGGGGAGATGTCAACGTCACTTCAGCTGGAAAGATAAATCTGAATGCAGGCACCGAGGTGATCTTACATGGTGCCAGCAAGGCGGTCTTTGACGCCGGGGGAACGGGCTTTACCTACGAGCCGGCATTGATATCGACGTTCACGGATGGCGTCCCTTCGACCCATTCTGGTCCTTCGCCGCCCGAGGAGCCAACATGACAAGGATCGTTGAATGCCTGACCTGGATCATACTTACGGCTCAGATTTATCAATTAGCGCCAATGGTGATTTGCTGACGGCGGATTCCATCGCTCTTAGCGAGGAGCGGGTGCTTCGCAGGCTGCTCACGAATTTGCAGGACTATATCTGGCAACCGGATTATGGCGCTGGTCTTCCGGAGAAGGTTGGCGATCCCTTCGATGTCTCGACGATCAACGCGATCATCGTGGGCCAGATGTTTTTGGAACAATCCGTGGCGCGCGACCCCGCGCCTGTCATCACAGTCCAATCATTTCCAAACGGAATGTTCGCAAACATAGCCTACACCGAGCAGGATTCTGGTTTCCCCGTCGTTCTGAATTTGCCGATTCCGCAGCAAGGTGCCAATGGCTAGTCTCTCAACGATGGCATTTACCGATATCGTTCGGGCGACGGCCTCGGCCATACAGGCGAAGAGCGCGCAGCTCATAAACCTGACGGTGGGATCAGTCCTTCGGGCGATCATCGAAGCGAATGCAGGCGTAATTCTGTGGTTGCAAGGCCTTGTGGTCTATCTGCTGACGCTGACGCGTTTCGCGACAAGTGTCGGCCCCGATGCGGATTCCTGGGCGGCTGATTATGGCTTCACCAGGCTCGCCGCGGTTGCGGCGTCCGGGGAAGTGACGTTTACAAGGTTTACCGACACGACACAAAGCGTTGTTCCTTTCGGAACGATCCTGCAAAGCGCCGATGGAACGCAGAGCTTCGCTGTCGATACCGATTCCACGAATCCGGCCTATAGCGAAGCCCTCGGGGGCTATGTTATAGCGCCGAGCGTCGCGACGCTCACCGTCAGCGTCACGGCGGTAACTCCGGGGACCGGCGGAAACGTTCTCGCTAATACCATCACGTCGATGGGGCAGGGCGTTCCGGGCGTTGATACGGTCACGAACGCGGCTGCTTTCACGAATGGCGTTGATGCCGAGAGTGATCAGGCGTTCAAGGCCAGATTTGTTCTATTCATTGCGTCGCTCTCGAAGGCCACACTTGTTGCCGTGCAGGCGGCGATCGCAAATGTGCAGCAAGGCCTTCAGTCAACGATCACGGAAAACTTCGATTACAGCGGCGCATATGATCCGGGGTCGTTCTATGTGGTCGTGGACGATGGAACTGGCTCGCCACCAAGTGGTCTTCTTACAGCCGTTGGAAACGCGATAGACGCGGTAAGGGGACTGGGTATTCGGTTCGCAGTCTTTGCTCCTGTCGTCGAAAGCACGAATGTGAGCATGACTATCACGTCTGCGGCTGGCCTGACGCACGCAACGGTCGTCGGGGAAGTGGGCGTCGCGTTGACGAATTTCTTGAATACGCTGCCTCTGGGCGCAGGCCTGCCATATACGATGCTCGCCGGCATCGCCTACGCCGTGCCGGGAGTAACGAATGTCTCTGCGATATTGCTGAATAGTGGTACGGCAGATATTGCAGCGAATTCGAAGGACGTAATCAAGGCCGGCGTGATCAGCGTTGCGTGATCAGAGCATAAAAAGGGGTAGGGACGCGTAATGGCAACCGGCGACCAGAACGATATGCTTGGTCGCCTGAAGGCTCTCCTGCCTCGGGGATGGTTTGGTGATACCACGCCGGTTCTGGACGCTCTGCTTTCAGGGCTTGCTTGGTCTCTGTCATTCATATACTCGCTCATTCAATACGCGAAGAATCAGACAAGGATCGCCACAGCGACGGATGGATTTCTCGACCTAATTTCATTCGATTTCTTCGGGAGCAGTCTTCCACGAAGGTCGCAGGAGATGGACAATCCCTTCCGCGCTCGAATTCTCGCGACACTGCTGCGGGAAAAGGCCACACGGAACGGGAT